ATAGAATAATCATTAACTGTACCACCATAGTCTTTAGTCGAAGATTCCCATTTAGGATCTTCAGAATCTGTATCTTGAACTAATTGACTTCTTATTAAAAAGTTTTTTGAATCTAAAAAATATACTGCATCATCTATAATGAAACTATATTTTAGAGCATCAGTAGATTTCTGACCTGTTTTAAATTCCCACGTAAACCAAGCTGCTTGTTTCCTTTCATCATAAAAATGGTATTTAAATCCATATATAGTTTGAGTTGTATTACTAGTAGATGATAAATCTTGAAACAATACAATATTATTTTCAGGTGAATTAGTTACATGATCAATAGTAGAAGGCATTAATCCATGTACTACTTTACTAGTTTCAACTACTTTAGGTTCGCCTTCTCTTTGTATATCATACATCTCCATGAATCTACAAGACGCACCAGAGTTATCTATATAACCTATAGTTGTTCCTAATGATATAGGAGCTATCTTTTTATCATAACTATATTTAGATATACTTCTTAATTTAGCTGTATCTGGATTTAAAACTTCAGCATCTGCTGCTAATAGAAACTGTTGATTAGTACTAAATATTACTAATCCACTTGTTGTTTCTATACCATCATACAAATCAGAAGGGAATATAGAACTAGAAGATATATCTATAGGATCTATAGCACTAACAGCTAAGGCTGTGTTAGCAAAGAAGTTTGGTTCAGTTAAATTACCAGGTCTAGATAATATAGCATTTTCTCCTGAAAGAAATACTAATCTATTACGATGAAATAAAACGTTATTTATTTTTGAAGAACCATCAGCAAATGTAGGCATTGGATTAGTGGTATCATCTCCTACATCTCTAGTTCCCCATGTATATTTCTTAAGAAGAAAGTCTCCATCAGGTTGTCTCTGTAAAACATGAGGCATACTTTCAGGATTTAATATCTTTTTTATAAAAGGTTTAGCACACTCTACCCATGAACCTACACCATCTTTACCATTTTCTCCTACAAATTTTAAATAATAATCATCTTCTTCTGCTTCTCTAGAGTTAGTCACTTTAACAATATAACCATTTTTACATTGATTAGGTAATTCTGATACATTATCTACTTCAGATTGCATGACTCTGATTAAATCTTTATCAGGAACTTGAATATTAAATGTATTAGATGATCGTATATATAGACCATTACCTATCACTTCATATTGTATATCATTACCACCAAGATTTCCTAGTGATGCTCTTATACCACCTAATATAATATCAGAACTAACTGCTGTATCTGCATCAAATGGAGTAGGCTCTGGTCTGACTGCTCTGATATTCGCTTTTACTATAGACGTTTCAATTTTTTCAATTGTTACTTCAAAATTATAATTAGTATCAGCTTGATCTAAAGTAACAGTTACCTTATCTCCTACTTCCCAACCTTCACCTCCATGTAATAAAGTAACTTGGTTGTTATATGTACAAGAATATTCATCAGCAGCCTCTCCGTCATCAGATCCAGCTGCTCTTCCTTGCTGACCTAAAGCTGTGATACGAAATATTAAATTATTTCTACCACTAGTTAAATCTGTACCACTAGCATTCTTTACAGAAACTATATTAGTACCTGAATAACTACCAGCAGCTGTTACTGAAAATACTTGTGTACCTATACCAGGACAGTGACCTGTACCAGCAGCTGTACTTTGAGTATTAGCTGAGATTTTAACTCTAGTAGCTATCTTTATAGTTACTTCGCCACTTGAGGTATCATCATCATATACATTTAATGCGTATTGTCTACCATTTTCTGTTCTTAATAAATCGATATAAGCATAATATGGATCAGGTTTTATATCACCTAAAGGTGTTATTTTTACAAAATTAGAAGATCCAGATATAGTACCTGATGCAGTTGTTGTAACTGTAAATGTATCAACATTTGCTACTGTAACAATAGTATAGTTACCATCTGCAGCACCTCCAGAAAGGAAATTAAGTTCAACAAAATCTCCAACAGACAACCCATGGTTATGTTTAGAAACTGTAACAGTTGTTCCACTTCTTGTATATGTAGCAGCAGAAGGAGCAGCTAATGATGCATCACTAGTACCTGCAATATCAGGAAATTCTCCACCATTACTATTAGTACCTGCAAAGGCTTCTATTTCAACTCTTGTAATACCATGAGTTGTTGGATTAATTTTAGGTAAAATAACATGCCTACCATCAGTAAGACTACCATCTACCTCAGCAGAAAACCATAAGTAATCAACACCACCATTATTAAATCCCCCGTATGATCCACTACCAGCTCCAGTATGAGCAGAAGAAGAATTAGCATTACCAACAGCAGCACTAGTATATAACTGATTATTAGTATCTGACATAGTTAGTGTACTATATACACTTCCATCTGCTTTTTTATATTTCAATGTAGTGATACCATAAGCATCCATAGAACTTCCTACATTATCAGATGTATTAGTAGGTTGATATAATCTGAATGCTACACTACTTAAACCAGAAGGTATATCTAAATAGTAATCATTTTTACCAGAAGGTCTAGAATTATTTATTGGTATTATTTTACCTACATCAACCCATGTAGCTCCTGATGTAGGATCTGCAGCTGTAGTATATTGTAAAAATAATTCTTCACATTGAGTACTACTAGTACTAGTATCATTATAATTACCATCAACATTATAACTACCTAAATCAGTTGTTATAACTCTATCTCTATTAGCTAGGAATGTTGTATCATTTATAGTTAAAGTTTGTATATCTTCAGGATTACTAGCTTTTAAATAATTAGTTATGGATTTGTGTGCAGCATTAGAAGCACTATATGCTTCATCATCTTGGTCATACCAAACATTTTTTTCAACACCATCGACACAACTCCAAACCCTAACTCTACCATTAGCTGATACTTGACCTATATATGATCCTTCATTTTCATCTCTAAAATAACTAAAAAAAGTACCACCACCTTGTACATTAGTTAATGGATTTAAACCAATTCTTTTAGAGCCTAATCTTTTAGGTAGCCCATCAGTTACATCTGGTGTAGCATTTAATATATTCTTTAACTGACCAGGAATCATTCTTTCGTCAGGCTGTTTAGAGATACCTAAATTATAAGTTTGTATTGTTTGAGAAACTGAAGCCATTATCTTCCTAGTGACCTCCAAGGTTGATATGAATTATAAGTACTATCATCAGGTAAACCAAACATAGTATGATTACCTTGATTGCATTCATATTCCATTACTGTAGCTCTAGCTAAAGCTTCTTGTTGAGATAACAGTTGTACTAATTGTGGATTACCTACAAGCTGTGTAGCTGCTCTAACAGAAGCTTTAGCAATTATATATCTTTTAAATGTAGATGGTAAATCTTCAAAAGTTAGTAGTCTTACTATATCTAAATCTATACCATCAGATAATTCAGACCAATCATCTGTATGATCTAACTTATCATATAAGTATCCACTTCTTCTTACTACATCATAATTTCGTTTTGTCCAACCATCAGTAACATCCATTTTTAAAATATCATTACCGATAGCTATTTTATTTGTAGTTGAGTCTGGTGTATATTTAACATGTCTTTCTGTATTAAAATGCCAACCTTCATTCTGTAAATCAACATTGCAATCTCTTAATATATTATATATAAAATCTATTTCAGGATTACCTGAAGTATCTATAGACGCTACAGGTGACTGACCGATAGCTCCCAAGATTGCATTTACAGCGGAGAGTTCGGTCTCGGTATCAATTGTCGTGGAAGCCATAAGTTATTTAAATAAAAAAAAGAGGAGTCCGAAGACTCCCCTATGTACATTACCATGCGCCTGGTGCGGTTCCTGTACCAGCGTACAGTTCCACAGCAGCAGCTGGGTTAAGATAGTCAGCTCCCATTGCGAGCCTTCCTAATATTACATCTCCTTGGTAGATGACTGATACATCTCCAGATGTTACTTGGACTTGAGGTCCGATTGCTTCAACAACACCTGCAGCTTCCTTCTGGAAGATAAGTCCACAGCTGTTCTCAAAGTCAGAGGTACCGTTACCGTAGTTGTTTACAGTCTCAGTCCTCTCGTCAAGCATTTCTACTTCAACGAAGCTACCTAGATTTCCTGGGGAAGTTGTACCAGGGTTAGTAGCAGAACCTGTACCATACTTAGCACCAAATCTGCCAAAGTAAGGAATGTTCATTGACTTGTAAATCTTGATACCAGCAATCTCATAGATTCCCTTACCTGATTGTAAGGCATCTCCTTGCTCGTCTCTGTTTACTAAGTAAGCACCAATACCTGATCCATCTAGACCTTTGATAAGTGCGTAGTACTGACGTGGGTTAAGTACGGCTACCCGACCCTCAGTAGAAACTCCCTTCTCATCTAGTGCAGCTGCAGCATCATAGAATGCAGTCACTAGCTTGTCAGGGTCTAATGCATCAGAACCATTAGCTGTTGCACCAACACGTATTTGTGTTCCACCTGGCTCTACAAAGTTAGTCTTCGTGATAGGTGATGCTTTACGTGCAGCTCTTGTGATCTGTCTGAAGATCTTACGGTCATAGTTCTCAGCTAGAGCATAACCAATCTTCTTAGAGATTTCTCCACGCAAGTCATAGTGAGCAAGAGTTTCATCTAATTCATAAACAAAAGCTGAACTGATAAGTAGGTCATCAACTGTGATAGTCTTCTCAGCTACTGGAGGTGCATTGTCACTGTTACCTAAGATGGACTGACCTGGAGTATGATACTCACTATTGGTACGACCTGTATAGATGAACTGTAAAGATTTCCCGTTCTTTAGGGTTCTCTTTGTGACTAGATCCCTTGCAATTGTATTGCGTTGGAATCCTTTGAACATCTCTCCACTAAATAGCTTAAGGAAGAGAGCTCTTCGTTCTGTTGTTGTAAAGGTAGAACCTGCCCTTGTCGCATTATCTGCACCTGGCGCGGTTAGCGAGGTAAGTAATGCACTATTTTGATGTGCCATTAATATGGAATAAGTTTATATTGACTTTCTTGCATGCAAATTTTTTGATCATTGTTGTGGTCTATCCCACCGTCTAGACGGCTAAAGGGTATCCTGCGTACAGGGCCAGAAGCCAATTAGCCAGAGATCCGACACTGAGGTGTCTCTGACCGATGGTAGTTTAAGTGCATACTTTCTACCATAATAAAAAAGGCTAGCAGTCCGAAGACCACTAGCCATAACTCGTTGAATTTAAGAGTCACCTAATAAGGCTTCCTCCAAGGAGTTGTAATCTGTCTCATCTTCCTTTGGAGTCTTATGCTCCTCTGGTTTGTTGTGATGAGATTCAGGTTCGGGTGACAGCGATGTAACAAAAGCTGTCATCCCTGCTGTTTGATGAGCCATCAATTTACTTTGTAGTTTTGGTGTACTCAACGCCACGATATACGTAAGTTACTGTCATGTGTAAAATCCATATACC